ATCCTATAATATGGCTATTGATATTAATATTTGAATTATCAAAGCCTGCTAAAATACTACTACTAACCGCTGTAATACTTATAACGTTATTTCTACCCCCTCCTATGAAGCTATGATTTGAAGAAGCTGTATTTTCAAAACCGTTAACTACAGTTGAAAAGTCTCCTGTCGAACGATTGCTACAACCTCCTAAAATAACTGAATGAGTATCGGTAGAAGAATTACTTCCTAATACGGGTTTAATTGAAGTAGAAGTAGAGCCTGTAGTATATATTTTAAATTCCGTAGAAGGCGTAGAAGTAACTCCTGTAAGACCTGAGCCATCGCCTATAAAACTACCTGAGAATATAGAACCTGATATAGAAGATACATTGCTAAAATCTACTGTACTGTTAGATCCTGATACTACTAAGGAACCTGTTATTTCAGCGTTACCGTTTAAAGTACCGTCCCAATCTCCTGTTACTCCAGTAAGACCAGAACCATCTCCTACATAGCTACCTGAAAAGGTAGAACCTGAAATCGTAGATACGTTTGTAAAGTCTACTACACAACCAGATCCAGAAACTATAAATGAGCCAGTTACGTTTGCATTACCGTTTATACTGCCGTCCCATTCTGCTGTTATTCCTGTTATACCTGTACCGTCTCCTACAAATGAACCCGTAAAAGACGAACCAGTTACTCCACCTCTAAATTGAACTTGACAAGTTGAAAAGTCTCCTTTAATAAGAGGAGTACCTCCTCCGGCATTAATATAAAGCTGATTATTTTCTACAGTACCCCCGGTTGGTCCTGCTGCAGGTCCTATGTAAACGTTACACCCTGAGGCTCCTTGAACACATTGACCTGCTAAAGCTCCAAGAGCAGTATTGCAGTCTCCGGTTATATTAGCAGCTCCTAATAAAGCAAATGCTCCTAAAGAGGTATGTTTATTTGAATTGTTAACTTTACAACCTGCTCTGATACCTATTAAGGTATTGCAGTTACCTGACCCTATGCCGTTTCCTGATTTATTACCTATAGAAACATTACAGTTACCTGTGTTTATTCCTTCTCCTGCATTAGCTCCTACGCCGGTATTTTTTTGACCTGTTGATACTGAACCTAAAGAGGAAGCTCCGAGTGCGGTATTGCATTGACCTGAAGTAGATTCAGATAAAGTAAATGAACCTACTGCTGTATTACAGCTAACGTTTGTAGTACTACCTGCATCGAATCCTGTTTGAGAATTAAGAGCGCAAAAACCTAATGCTGTGTCTCTTAAAGTTTTAACAGCGTTAAAACCAGACTTTTCTCCAATGTAAATATTTTGTGATCCTGAAACTAAAGATTTAGCGGCTAAAGAACCTATAGCTATAGAGTTTCTTGTTTGTGCAGTTTCTTCTAAGGAACCTGATCCTATACCGATAGACGTTGCATCTCCAGTATTAGAGATTAAAATATTTTGATCAATAGTAGTATCTCCTCTAAGCTGTATAGTAACAGAAGAACCTGATACGTCTAATGAACCTGTTATTTCTGAATCTCCGTTTCTACTTCCATCCCATTCGGCTGATACTCCAGTTAATCCTGAACCGTTACCTACAAATGAACCTGAGAAGGTACCTCCTCTAATAAATTGTATATTTTGAAAATCAACTGTATCGAGATTAGAACCTGTTACTGTAAGAGAACCTGATATAATTGCATTTCCTGTAAAAGGAAAATTATTTAATCCAGTAAGACCGCTTCCATCTCCGGAAAATGAACCTGAGAAAGAACCTGATAAGTTACTTCCTGATGCTTGATACCCATTGAGATTTAAATTAGTTAAACCTGAGCCATTACCTGCATAAGAACCTGTAAAGTTAGTTGCTGTAACTAAAGTAGTATTAGAAAAATCTACGCTTACGTTAGAACCAGATACTACTAAAGAACCGGTTATTTCAGAATCTCCATTTCTAGTACCGTCCCATTCCGCTGAAGCAGTAAGTTGAGTTATACCTGTACCCGAGCCTACAAAACCAGTAGTAGTAGTAATACTACCACTTATAATTATATTATTATTAAAAATATGTTCGTTGGCCATTCTACTTTAAATTATACTACTCTTTTAAAAGCTGTTATTAATGTATTAATTTCGAAAGTTCCTGCTGGAACGTTAAGTTTAAATATTGCTGCAGTTGTAGAACTAGCATCTACGCTGAAAGACGTTGCAGTTACTGCTCCTGAAGCTACAGTATGGTTATCGTTAACTACTGCATTACCTGCTCTATCCCAACTACCATATACTGTACCTACTTTTTTACTTGCTTCATTAGCTGTAGTTAAAGTATAATCGGCTTTAAATCCTGTATATCCGTTAGAGGCATTAATTAAGAAACTATAAAGATTAGTATTTGAAGTAATACTACTTGCATTAAGTTGTATTAACTCAACCCCTGGTCCTCCAGGATAGCTTCCTGAGGAAATAGTTACTGTTCCAGCTACATCTAAAGCTCCTGATACTATTAAAGACCCTGTAATATTAGAGTTGCCGTTTCGACTACCGTCCCATTCAACTCCGGTAAGACCTGATAAACCGCTACCATCTCCTACAAAGCTTCCTGAGAAGGTTGAACCTGAAACCACAGTAGTATTTGTAAAGTCTACTATACTTGAAGATCCAGATACAGTAAATGAACCAGTTATATTAGCATCGCCGTTTCTACTTCCATCCCATTCAGCAGTTACTCCAGTAAGGTTAGTTCCATCTCCAATAAATGATCCAGTAAAAGATGATCCGGTAACATCGCCTCTAAATTCTACTTGACAAGTTGAAAAATTACCTTTAATTAAAGGAGTGCCTTCATTATTATTAATATATAGTTGATTTGATTCTTCAGTATTAGTAGTTGAAGGACCGGCTTTATACCCTATATATACGTTGCAGTCGCCAGAGGTTACTTTTTGTGCTGTATTACTCCCTAAAGCAGTATTGAATCCTCCTTTTGTAAGGCTACATAATGAATGGTAACCTAAAGCTGAGTTATTATCTCCTCTATCCAGTTGATAAATAGACCTATTACCTAACCCTACGTTTCTATTAGCTTTAGATAAAGAGAAGACTGATTCGCATCCTAATCCGACATTTTCACCTCCTTCACCGGATCCTGCACCTAAAGATGAATATCCGATAATAGTATTGCTCCTACCTTCGTTTCTTGCACTGGTATTAAATCCTATGTTTATAGTATTATCACCAGAATTAGCTCCTGCTTTTGCACCAATCGCTATAATACTTGTACCTCTAGAAGCATTTGCTACTTGGTCCCCTATACCAATATTTTGAGTTGAAGTATTAGTACCTAAAGAATTAGACCCTATACCTATTGAAGTAGCGCTAGGGCTATGAATTTTTATATTATTATCTACAGTAGTAATACCATTAAGATTAATAGTAGGTAGCGATCCTGTTACTGTAAATGGACCTGTTACGGTAGTATTAGCTATTAAATTAACTAATTTGTTAGAGCCTGAAACTGTAAATGAACCAGTTATTACAGCATCTCCGTTATGAGGAAATGCATTACTAGTTATGCCAGTAAGTCCTGCTCCATTTCCTACGAATGAGCCGGAAAATATTGAAGCTGATACAGCTGCAGTATTTGTAAAGTCAACTACAACTGATGAACCTGAGACTGTTAGAGAACCGGTAATTAATGCGTTACCATTGTGAGGAAAAGCGGTAGTGCTTAATCCTGTAAGATTAGAACCATCTCCTACAAAGCTTCCTGAAAATAAAGAAGCTGAAACTTGAGAGGTTACAGATACTTGACCGGTTGAAAAATCTCCACATATTAAAGGAGTACCGGACGAATTATTTATATATAATTTATTGCTAAGAGTAGTAGCTCCCGAAGGACCAGCTGCATACCCTAAGAGTACGTTCGAATTTCCAGAAGTTACACAATCACCGGCATCAGCTCCTAAGGCTGTATTAAAGTTACCGGAGGTAAGATTATGTAAATTACAATGACCTACTGCTGTAGTTCTTGAACTAGCTGCAGCTGTTTTTAAAGACTGAGCACCTAATACAGTATTTCTAGTACCAGTTAAGGCTAATCCTGAGTTTAGTCCTAATGCTATAGTGCATGTAGTAGAAGATGAACCTCCAGCTTTAGGTCCTATAAAAATATTATCTTCTCCTACACCTGAGTTTATATCTAGACTGCCGGTAAGAAGTATTTTAGAACCATTAAATTTAAAATTATTTTCACCCTGTAAAGTTGAAGTAGTACCCGTAGCAGTAATAACGTTATTATTGGTATTACCACTAATAGTTATACCGCTTCCTCCTCCGGTTCCTAAGGGGATATCTATAAATCTAGCTACTCCTGAAGGTATAGTATAATCTGTTACTACATCGCCTTGGGCAAGACTTACAGGATCTAATAAACTTGAAGTAGCAGCTATAAGAGAATCTGTAATATCTCTGTGGAGTCTTAGAGTTCCTCCTGAATCGCGTAAAGATGCTGAATAGAATAGAAGACGTGTATTATTATCTACTTCTACACTGGTTAAACCACGGTTTTGCAGTTCGTATAGATAGGTTAAATTTGAATCTGAATATATTGACATCTTTCTATTTTATATAAATATCTTTTTTATCTTATTATTCTACTCCTACATAAATAATAAATGCTAATGCAAAGTATTCTGGTATATTATTGTGAGGCATTATAGTATGGGCGTGGGCGCATCCACTTCCTGTAGCTTCTGTTAAAGGTTGGTCATTTCCACTTGGAGGATTTCCAAAGGGTTGTCCGTCGTTATCACGAGTTCTCCAGAAAAATTCATTATCACCATCTGTACTACCACCATCAGCATCTCCTCTAACGTTATATTGAACTCCACTACGTGCTTCAGCATAGTATGCATCATTATAACCGTGACTATGTGCAGGTAAATGACATTCTTTTAAAATAGTACCTCCTGTAGAGTTAAAATGACTATGTACATTACAGCCTCCTGTGGTACAAATACATCCCACTCCATCAATCTCTACAGTAGCAGTTGCACCTGTACTACTAGCAGCTACTATAAACTTATTCCTTAAATCAGGAACTGTAACATTGTTTACATCAGTACCATTACAAAGAGTCCAGCCTTTAGGAACATTGTTAGGAGCACCAGACCACATTATAATACCTCCTTTAGGTACCGGAGATGCATCCATATATTTTACAAGACCTGTTCCCACCTCAGCAACTAAAGTTTTTGAATATTCAGTAGTAGAACCTGCCCAGTCAGTTGTTAAACTAGCTTTTTCAGCTATAGTATGAATAGTTGCGTCTCCGCATATATGAATATCACCTGATGCTGATATAGCACCGGCAACATCTAGTTTAGTAGTAGGGTCTTTACAGCCTATACCAACATTACCGTCGGCTTTAAAAGTAGCTACTGCGCAATCAAAACTACCTGCTATACCTTTAGCTATAGTAAAAGATTCACGTTTATTAGCATCAGAGTTTATTCCTACTACTACATGACCTCCGTTATTGCTTTTAGGTGATTGAAGTAATAAACCATTGGTTACTGAACTTACTGGAAGATATGCGCTAGTGACTGTATTATTACCGATAGTATTTATATTTGCAAGCGAAAAATCAGAACCTACTGTTATATTCCCTTCTACACTCAAAGGTGAAACAGCCGATACTTCTTGCCTTCCTATAGTAACTCCATTTTCGTCTAAATATAAACGGCTTGTATACTCGTCAAAGTTACCGCCACTTGTTCCTAAGCTTAACTGTGAAGTAGTATTAAGTCTTATTATATCTCTATTACCGGTCATAAGCTTACCTAATCTAAAGATATCATCACGATTATCTCTTCCTCTACTAACTGATAGATACCCTGTGCTTCCTATTCCTTCTCCAGAGCCTATTTGTAATTTTGCATTTGTAGGTACGTCTCTAGTTAAAGTTTTTAAATGTAAAGTAGAACAAGCTTCAGTTCCAACACCTAAAAAGTTTTCCCTAGTGTTATAATTAAAGATTCTTGAACGAACATCTAAAGCATCATTAGTATTAAAAAATACATCTCCATTTTCACCTGGAACTACTAAATCATTATTTTGCTCGGCTGAAGGTAAAAATACTTCAGTAAATACTCCCGGGGTAAAGCCCGAAAAAGAAAATTCGTTTGAACCTGTGTAGAATAATCTTAACTTATTTCCGTTAGTACTGCTTACTACTGATGCAGAATAAAAAAATGAAGAAAAGTTTTTATCCATCTCATTAAAAGTAAGAGCGGATCCTTTTACGTTTCTTAAAGTAACTTCTGGTCTTGCCATTATATATCTAATTTAACTACTACGGTCATATCTGTATCCTTTGATATAGGAATTGGTTGACCTGGTTTTGCTACTGCTATTAATTCGTTTGCATCATTATACAAACCTATCGTACTAAAATACGGAGAAAATTCTTCTCCAGCAACATTCTCTCTTATTTGTCCATTGCTCCCGGTTACTGCTGAAGGGTTAAAAGTATGAGTAAACTCATTTTCTTTCATTTTACAATGGAAGTTATATGTATAAATAGGTTGAGTTGATTTCCATTGTATTTCAGCATCTATATAGTGATTATAGTATTGAGCTATTATATCGTCTGTAATTATTACTTGGCCTTGGGGATAAATTACGTTACCGATTTTTTTTACTAATATTCTTTTATTTTCTCTTTTTCTTACTGCTGACTCTAAAAATAAATTACCTTCTCCGTCATCTACTATTCTTTCGGTAGTTCCCGGTAGTATTGGTGGTAAGAGAACACCTTGATTAGGAGTTGCATCTAAATCTATTGAACTTAAAGTAGAGTATAGAGTACCTACTACTTCTATAAGATCTTTGATTACTGTATTTGAAACAAAGTATTCTTCTGAACCTGTTTCTGGAGATATAAGTAGTGAATTAGGTTTTATAGCAGTACCTATAGCATTTTTACTTAAAGAATAAATTGATATTTCATTACTAAGGGTTCTTGAGCTTGATATATTAAAAGAAGACTGAAGATAGTTTTCGTATGCTGAACCGGTAGTTATTGAGCCGTTTTCAAAACTACTATAGTAGAGATGTTTAATACTCTCGTAAGATAATCTAGCATTATAATTTTTTAATATATCGTCATCACTCGGAAAGTAAGGAGTAGAACCGCTATATCCTGGTATATTTAATATTCCGCTATTGGAATATTGACTACCGCTAGCTATAAAAGATTTATGAGCAGTATACGTACTTACATATACATCTTGAGAATTGAATTTTTTGAAAGCACCCATTCATTAATAATCAAGTTTTATTCTAATCAAAGCTTCTTTTGTAAAGTCTTTTAATAAAGGTCTTGATAATTTAGCTATTGCTACTAAATCACTACTATCGTTATATAAACCTACTGTAGTAATATAAGCTTGAGGAGAATTAATCATTACGTCGTGTCTTAATTCACCAGAACCTGTTATGTTAGAAGGATTGACTGAATAATTAAATTCGCTATTTCTAACTCTTACAAATACAAAATTTGAAGATATAGTTTCTTCACTCTGTAATGTCATATTAGCTCCATCTCTGATAGCTCTAAATAGTTTAGCGTTATTGCTATTATTAGTATTACTACTTAAACCAGTTAATAAGTCTAAACCTTCGGTTGAATCATCTAACGCTGGACCATTTAATAATATTACTCCTACATCTGGTAAAAATTTACCGTAACTACCTAAACTAGTTGTGTTACCGTCGTTAGTCGCTCCAGTAAATTTAGTACCGTTAGAACCGCTAATAACTTCAAATACTCTACCGGCATCGGTAAAACTTATAGTAGATACATCTTGACTATTATCGGTTAAGAATAAATCCTTTCCTCCAAAAGTTAATTTTAAATTAAAACTACCTGGAAGTAGTTTTTCTTTATATCTGGATCTATCTACAGATAAAGCATAAAAATAGTCTGCTGAAATTCCACCAAATTTTATATCTTGATCTTCGTCTCCTAAAACTAAATTTCTATACTGACCATATATTGTAGATGAAGGTGACTTACCTGTAACACTGCTATTAAATAATTCAGTACCTCTACCGGTCTTATCAGCGAAAGCTACTGAAAACTGGACTCTAGCAGTAGTAGCAGTTGCTGATCCTACAGAAGGGTCTTGATGAAAAACTTGGAAGAAAAAATTTCCAGGAGTTGAAGCAACTTGAGTGGATGAAGTATTGAACGAAGTTTGTCCGCTCAAAGTTTTTGAACCATTCGAAAATAAAGGAGCTACAACTGATTCAGCACTTATCGAAATATCTTCTGGGTCTAATCTTTTAAATGACATATCTTTTTATTAATTAGTTTTAACTATAGTTAGTGGAACAGTAACTCTAGCTCCTGAATCTCTTCCTATAATAGTTATTGTAGTTTGTAAAGTAGTTTGACTACCAAATAAAGTATTGATGGTAGTACCTGTAAGATTAATAGAAGTACCTATAACAGTTTTTGAAATATTAGTTCCTAAAGTAGTAGTAGAGTTTAATCTTTCGGCTTCTTCAGTATTAATTCCTACTCCATTATAAGTACTCATCGTTCTTACATCTGCAATAGTAGCAACGTATCCCCCTGCTTCGAAAGTCTGAGATGATCCTAGGTAGTTTAAAGTCTGTGGAGTAATTGCTAGTGAGGCTCCTTGTTTTAATCTAATAGAAGAAAAACCTATATCCAGTATCGGTAGTTTAGCTGTTCCTCTAGGAAGTGTTGTAATTTTATACTTTAATGATTGAGTTTCATCAGGAAAAGCTTCTAATAGAGGTAAATTTTCTATAGCTTCGCCATAAAATTGAGAACCGTTAGGATGAGTTGGATTGTATAGAGTATAATCTATTTCATCATCGGAAACTGCAAATTGAGTAATTTTAAAAGATCCGTCTCCTCTAGCTAGAAGTTCACGTCCTTTTTTTGTTAAGATTGCATCTACTGTTACAATCGAATTATCTAAATATCCCATTTTATTATTATCGTTTTATATAAATATATTATTTTTATCTTTTATTAGTAGTAAGTTTTTTAATTAAAATTATTTTGAGTTACTGAGCCTCCTAGAACTAATCCGAATCTATCAGTAGTTAATACTGTTGTTGATTCTTTTACAAAAATTTGAGAATTATCAACTGCTATAATATTATTAGAATTTTCATCAAATTTAAATATTCTAGTAGGAATAATTATTTTAAATTTAAAATCACTATCTATATTTAAATTAGAAGAAAGAGATTTATCATAATTTCTTTCTATCGTAACTACATTGCTATTAATAGATTCGATTCTAAGCTTTTCAGTAGCACCTTCATTGGAAGCTATTAAAATATTTCCTACATCGAAAAACGAACCCGTATTTTCTCCATACCCTATGTTAGAAAATGTAAAGCTTGTTCCTGAAGCACCTGGACCTGAAGTAGCTACAATACTACTACTAACTAATCTAAATTCGGGTAAAGTATTATTACCGGTATGAAATAATTCATTTACTACTGCTCCTTCTGCAACTGAAGCAGATGTTGCTTGGCCGAAGGAAAGTTGATCTGAAGAGATAACTCCATTAAAAGTTCTACCTGAAAGTGCTGGTTCTATACCTCCAAAATCTTGAGTAGTAGTTTTACTTCCTTCATATCTTGCATTAATTAATCCGGTATCGGAATAGTTACTATCAGGTATTTGAGCTAAAGATCCTGAGCCTATCAAAAGTTTATCTATATTTAAAGGGTTATTACTAAATTGATTTCGGTCAGAAACTTGATTAAAGGTAGAGATTCTATTTATGCTAGCGTTAGAAAATAAAGGATTAAAATCACTAGTAATAAAAGTTATACCATTAAGGGTAGGGGTAAAAGAAACTGTTGATAAATTATTAGTACTAGGGTCAGGATTTTCATAATTACTTGGAATATAAGTAAAATTTAAACCGGTTGCATTGATTGGTGAAATAGTGACTGGTTGTACTCTAAAATAAAAATAAACATTATTTACTCCCTGTCTTCTATCTCTATCTATAATATTTAATACTACAGTATCTGAAAGAGTAGAAGTATTTAAATCTATTGAGTTAATTCCTGTCGATAAGCCTGCAAAAGTGGTTCTTAGAGTAATAGTCTCAATCTGTGAAAGAAGCTGTTCAAGATCTTGATTAAAAAAATCTGACGTAGTTATACTAACACCAGTTATAATACCTCTTGTATTATCGTTAGGATCTTCATCAAAATTTACATTAATAGATTGAGGAGTATTAAGTACTCCTGCTCCTTGGTCATGTAAAAAGAAAAATAAATTTTCAGTCATTTTAAAAATAATTTAATACATCGTCTAAATAAGCTTGTGCTTCTGCTGCTTGGTCTCCTGCAGCTTTAACCTCAGCTTGGGCATTTCTAATTACTTCAGCTCGTTTTATACATACGTCATAACTAGTTTGATTCTCGCAGTTATAGAAAAGTAATTGATTTTCTTTATCGATAACCCAGGGTGAAAAATTAATATTATTAGTCCTTTCATAAAAATAAACTCTGCTCATATCTGATTCTTTGTCACCGGTGTTAATAGCACCTGATTGTATTTGCTTTGATAAATCTCCATCTATCGCTGCTTGTTGACTAGTATATAATATTCTACCTGCTTCAGCTAGTTGCCGTACACTAAGTGCATCTTCTAATCCTCGGTAATAAACTGTAATAAATTCGGTTGTATCTAATAAATTAAAACATGACTCACATTGATGCTGTGAATATATTATTACTGTTTTTTTAATATCTTCTACTGGATCTGCTAGTCTAGTTGTATTAAAATCTATTTGAAGTGTAGGACCTATTATACTACATTCAAGATCTCTAAATACCATAAATCTAACATAAAAAATTCTATCAAATGCTGATTGAGTAAGTAATTCATCTAATCCACCGGCCGGAGTTCCGAAAAGTATAAAATGTATAGAATTTAAAGTAGCAGGAAAATTAGTTTCATATTCAAATTGACCTTGTACTCCTGAAGTTTCTAAATCACTTCTTGTAGGTATAGCTATAAAAGTATTATTAGCTAGACTTTGATCTGTAGTAATATTAACAGCATTACTTCCAGGACCTCCATAAAGCATTTGAAAAGGGTTACCAGTAGGAGTTCCAGGTAATCCTGGATAATCAGGGTGTGAATGTCCACTACCAGGAATACCTCCTAAAGCTAAAGTAATCCCTTGATGACTAAATTCGTTACCGTTATTATCTAAGAGCTGGATTGCAAATCTAACGTTTCCAGAAACAAAATTGGCAAACATTGAAGGAACGTTAAAAATATTACTTGTTGCTCCAGGTCTGTAATAGTTTTCACTAGCATCTCCTGATTGAAGAGTAAGAGGCCCTCCTAATGTTCCCCCTCCGTATCTAGCTATTTCATTGGTATAAGCTACTAATGGGCAAGCATTGCTACTAAAAGTAATAGTTTTAAAACATGAATTATCATGTGTATCTCTAATTGTGAAAGAACTATCACCTTCTTGAATAGTATAAGCTTCGTGTTCTGATATATCGATTACAGTACTTCCGTTTCGTAATATTTCAAAATTAGTATTAATGTCGGTACCTCCAAAAATTTGTAATATATTTACCGTATTACCAACTCCAAATTCAATGTCTTGTTCATAATTTTCATTAGCTATATTAAGATCGCATCTTACTACTTTAAACCTTCTTCTTGTAGCACATGCAGGGCTAAAGTCTAAATTATCTACTGTAGTTAAATTTTCGTCGTATCCGGTTATTTCAAATTCTTGGTATTGAGGATAAGTTTCAGTAGCGTTAGCCTGTAATACAATTTGATTTCCTTGTATAAGTGTAGCTTCATTTAAATTAATAGGATTACCTTGGGCATCAAAACCTTCTAAATTAAAGTAGAATTTAGTACCGGCAGTAACGAAACCTTGAAATATATCTGAAGGTATATTAATAATGTGCTGCACTGTAGAAGTAAAGTTACCTATTATTACTATGTTATTATTATCGGTTAGAAGACAAACGCCAGATGGTTGATCTTTAAAAAATCTTACATTAAAACCAAAGTCAGGGTAACGAAGCTGTTTTAGAGTATTGCTTGAATTAAGTTCACCATTTGAAATTACAATTCCGCTATTGGCTAGTTCCCCGTCGAATTTAGATTCATCATGACTATGATCAGTAGGAGAGCCGTTATATCTTTTGAGAGCTGTTGATGACTCAGGAGTTAAAAATATTTTTTCAAATTTTCCAACTCTTCTAGTAGATATTTCTCCAGGGGTTCCTGCATAAAAATTAGCTAATAGCTTTGCACTATCGGTATCGAATCTTAAAGAACCTGACGCTCCTGCTTCATATGCTCCAGGATTTGAACCTGTAATAAAAGCTGTATCTATAGATCCCGTATTTAAAATTTCCATACCTGAACCTGATACTGATCTATTTTTAGATCTCTCTAAAAAATGAGACTTAATAATAATACCGGTATCTACTGTAGATCTAGCAGGTACAAAATCTTTGATCATTTTAAATATTACGTTATCGAAAAATTTTATTAATCGTATAAAATCTTTAACATCATATTTTTTAGTTATAGCAGCTAAAGCTTCTTTTGTAATATTTTCTAAGTTAGTATAACTATCTTGATTTAAATCAGAAGGATCTCCTATATAGTCGTCTATATTAAAATTAGGATTATTAGTAAAAAGGTAATTTTTAATTAAATTATCTATATTATCAGAAGGAGAAAAACCAACTTCAACGTTATGGAGATCCTGTGTAAGTTCTTTTTCATCTTTATAAATTGAAGTATATTGAGATAAAGTTGAACCTTCTACTAATGATCCTGTGTTAGTTAGTCTAACTTTGCCAGGTAAAATTGTTGAATAATAATCACCAAAGTTAAACGGACCGTTTTTATCCTTACCTCCGTAAACTTTAATATCTAAAATATTGCTTGGTATACCGAAACAATTTATAAGAGCTCTTAGACCTCTCTGAGTTCCTTTAGTCTTAAGAAGATAAGATAGATTATGGTATATTCTTTTATAAATACTTTTTTGATAAATGTCTTGAGAGGTTGGTTGAAAATTTTGTGATACAGGACTGCTTACAGTACCTCTAGTACCGTCAATTTGAACTGTTGGATTTGTTCCAGTATGGGTACCTGTTATACTGCTAAATAAAGTACTATGGTCTACTGGTGTATCTTCGTTATCAAATCCATGGATAATCATATAGCTAGTACCTGCAAAATTTGGATTAGTATTATTGACTAAGTTTACAGTGCCAGGTTCAGTATTGTAGTAAGCGTTACCGAAGCTCAAAGTATCAGCTCTATATTTAAAAGGTCCGTGAGTAGTACCGCTTAAGTCTGTAAAAGTAATATATAAATCTTCTCCATCTAACTCATTATAAATTGTATAATCATAACCATCCGAAAAATCTGAATTGGTTAGTTGTTGGTTTGTTAATCTAAATAAATATATATTAGTTTCTGGGATAGCGTTTGTAAGAACTTTATATACAGGTTCGTACCTGGCTCTAAATCCAATTAAAGTCCCTTCTAAAGTATCTTCCCCTGCTACTAAAGTTCCTGCTTGAACGTTATTATTAATAATTTCTCCTATATCAGCTGTATATTCCCCTATAAAGTATTTAAATAAATTATCTAACGATTTAGAAGAGTTATATAATTTGACTCCAAGACTTTTAATAGCTTCCTCAACTAAATCTCTTGAAACTCCTACATTTATTCTATTGTCAGCATCGTATTTATCAGAAACAGCTTTAGCGTATATGTATAAATTATCAAAATGCTGGGCAAGCATGTTAATAAAGAGAACATATTGACTATTATTAGTATCTTCTCTGATAAAAGCAGGTATAGTATTAATTAAAGCATTAAAATTACTTACATCAAAGTTATTAGCAGCAGTTCTTCTTTCGGTAAACCAAGTTATAGATTCAGAATCTGAGGAAGGTTTATTAATATAGGGTTTATTTGAATTAGATTTAGGCCAAGAAAAGGAGCCGCTTTCAAAATAAAGGAATCTTTCGTAGTGATCAAAATTATCTACTACTCCTTTTATAAGATCTTCATAGTAAGTTATATTACTTGTAATACCACTGCTTCCTAAAGTACTGTTTATATTTTGAATACTAGAGGAATAGTTAGCAACCAGGTCTAATTTGTACTTAAAGTTGACTAATCTCTCTTCTGCTGAAGAAAAATGAACGAAATCGGAATAATTTTCATGATCTATGGAGATTTCAGCGCTTTTTTCGTTAAAAAGTGATAAAATTTGATAATTACTACTTTCTACTTTGTAACTAAATAATTCATCAAAATTAAAGTATTGTGAAGGAACCGCTGTATTATCATCTAATTCTAAGTTAAAATTAGCTTCTCTTAACCTCGGAACCAAAGGATCGTCGGGAATAAAGGTAGAATCTATTTCATATGCTAGAGGCTCAGAGATATATTCAATAATATCTAAAGTATCTTTTATAGAATAGTTTATAGGAAGAGGTTCGTATAGTTTAACTGTAACGCATTCTTCTTCTTCTAAATAATCTATATTAATTCCTATAAAATGATTATTATTACCGAAATTTATTCTAAATTCTCTAAATGAATTATCGCTATCTAATTTTTCTCTTAAATTATTAGTAAATTTAATTAAATTTTCAGAAGATATATTAGTTGAATCTAATTTAAGCTCCGTTCTATCCCCTGATATTTCTTTTATGAAGAGTTTAGGACCAAATTTTTCGTCAGAAAATAAGTTATTTAAGAATACATAAGTTAAAACTACACCTCCGTTTTGGTAGCCGAAAGCTTTAGCATCTTCTAAAGCGTCTATCTCTAAATTAGAACTACCTTCACCAGTATCTTCCCCTCCTCTTATACTGTAATTAGCATATGAAGTAACACTTCTTAGTAAAGCATTACCTAGAGAATAGATATGTAGTTCTATAAAGTTCTTGTTTGGTAAAAATGATGAGTTAATTAAAAAAGAATTAATTAAACTACTGTCTTTACGGTCAAATACCTTATAGTCATCTATTTGAGTTAAACTCTTTGGATCAACTGTGATATTATATTTCGCCATCGGCTAATTGTGATTCTAAATCGTTTATAGTTGAGTTAGCTTCAACTAATTGTAATCTTAATTGTGTTATTTCGTCTAGTAAAGGTTGAATTTCTTCCGTTACTTTATCTAATTTATATAGTTTAGAGCTTTCTAAAACTAAAAATTCGTGAGAAGATTCAGGACCTTCTATAGGTATATCTAAATATAGTTTATTATAAAGTCTAAATAATTCTTCAACTGTATCGGTTTCAATTATTTCAATAGGTTGAGTAAAAGTTTTAAAGTCTCTATCTATAACTTTATTAAACTCATCAGAATTGAATGCTCTTTTAATAAGTTTTATATTATCAGCCATTTCTTACTACTTTAAAAATATTTCTATTATCTACTATGACTGTACTACCGTCTAAAACTGTCTTTACTAATATACGATAATATCTTTCAGGCTGCAACCCGCTCATGTGAATATCAAAAAATGGACCGCTACTATCACAGGATATTTTAGTAAAAGTAGTATCAAAGTCTACTATCATTTCTTCAGTATTTTCGTCTCTTAATCCCCAGTATGAAGTTGCAGGTAGAGCAAAATTTGTTGTATACACGGATGAGGTTTGAAATGCTCTTGTAGGGAATTGAGGTCTAGCTATCAATCTAAAACGCTTTTTGCCGACATCAGCATATTCACCTATATTATTTTTTATATCTATAGTCGCTTGATCAGTAGATAAAGTACTAAGACTTCCAACGCTACGAGAACTATCGTCCCATTTAAACTCTAGATAAGGAGGATAAATTGAATTAGTATCTCCGCTAAAGTATTTTAATCTTATAGATGCAGAAGTATAATTTTCTAAGCTGTCTTGCAATTTAAGAATAAAGCCTCTATTATTTAAATTCCCTGAATAGAATAATTTAACTGCTTCAGTTACGTTTAAATCTAAATCATGAGTTGAATTTATACCGTGAGATTGAGATGCCTCAACTATTATATTATTAGAAGACGTAATCCAATTTCCTCCACCTGTAACTGACCCGTAAGATGCGGTTACTCCTCCTGTAAATCCAGCTAAAGGCCAGGGGTTAGTTTCGTTTGCTGATATATTTTTCCAACTTACTCCTGTTTTATTAGTAGGAATATCTCCAAATTTTCCAGTACCATTATCAAACTCAAAACCATCTATATGAATAGGGTATGCATAGATAAGATAGTCAACTGGTAGTTCTGATGCTTCAGCTAAATTTAATCTTATACTTGAGCTAAAATTAGTATTACCTATTTCGTTACTAATAACGTTATTAATTTCAGTATCTGAAAATTTAATTAAAGTTCTGCTAGTTTGTCCTTGTTCTAAAAGATTAGGATACCCAGCTATTTCAAGTATTTCATCTTTACCTGCGTTTCCTGTATCGGTTTCAGTAAAAATAAAAGTATCTTTTTCAGGAAAAATTCTATATATAGCCATTATATTGTTGTTATTCTTCCTTTAATATCTCTATCAGGAAATTTTACTTCAAATATCATAGGGTCGTATGAAGGGTATACTATATTCCTTCTAGTTGCTCCTTCGACGTCGTATGCAAACTTTGAATAGATACCTCCTTGTTTATTACCTATTTTTATACTTTCAACGGTCTGTACTCCTTTAACCCTATCAAGTAAGGTAAATATAAGAGAAAGATTAATAGGTTGGTTAATAGACCATTTACTTATATCGAAAAAATCTTTTAGTTCATTGGTACAATTTAATAGTACATCTCTTCCGTTATAGTTAGGTCTTAAAATTATTTCATATGATACATCTATATTAACTACAAATGCATCTTTTATAGTTATTGCATCAGTAATCATTCTATACTGATTTATATAAGTTCTTAAATTACGTTTTAAAGTTGCTGTAGCATTAACTACTTTTTTACTACTATTATAAGCTAGTACATACATTGATAAAGCTAAAGGATTACTATCAATAATATTATCGGTAGCTGAGTTTTTGCTAACTAGTTGATCTTGAGTTACATATGCTTTAGCTATAGAACCAAATTTAGGTGGAAGAGTTAAAGCTCTAAAACTATAATCCTGTAAAGTTACTGCACGTCCTTGCTCGGCAAAAGATCTTCTAGAATTTTCTCTTAATTCTTGTATAGAATCTCCATCTCTACCTCCTTCAGCAGGAGAGAGATTAGTAAAGTTTAGAGTAGCTACTACACTAGCATCTGAACCTGCTGCTGTATTGACGGTAACTTGATTAACTACGGTATTAGCAGGAACGTTTGCTTCTACCCCTCCACCTACAAGGTATCTAATAGTTAACGTTGTATTAGACGGAGCTGTTCCATAAGCAGATGAATACAGGAAATTAGCCGGATCATAATTGTAGTCAATTCTTGATATCCCTTGATTAGTTCCTAATCCTACGTTAGTTGGATCGGGAAGAAAAGAAGAGTTATCTTGACCAGTAATTCCTGCTCCAAATTGAATAAGCATTTGACCGGTTGAATTAAATCTAGTTACAAATCTTCTTTCCACTCTTTGTAGAGTTAAGTTAAAAGGAACTCTATCGTTATCGTCAGCTAAGTTATTAGTTTGATTAAATATAGTATCCTGACCTAAAAAAGGTACTTCGTAGTAAATATTACCTGAGCTATCTACTATATCTATAATTTGAATTATTTTTTCATCATCTATAGTAATAGTTTTAAATTGTTCAGCAGCTCCTATCGTTTCTGTAGTAGATCTTACTGTACCTGAAAAAGCTTTAACTTTTTTAAGCAGAGTATATTCAGTTGGATCTCCATTACTGTCTACCTTAGCTATTCTAACTTCAGTAGGATCAAATGAGCTTGATGCTTTAAAATCTATTTTATTATCTATAATAAAGTTAACTTCCGAATTGATTGATGCTCCTAAAACTGCATTTGAATCTATAGTTAAAGCTTGGGAATAGTTAGGATTAAAATCACTGTTAGCAGAAACGTTATGACTAACGGTAAGTTCTACTTCAGATACAGTAGATACTTTAGGTTTATAGCCCATCATATAAGCTATACTATATAAGTTTCCTGGGTCTTTAGCATATTGTAAGAAGGTTTCTTGTAGTTGAGTATCTTGATAAAATGAAAGTACGTCTCCTACATAAGCAGCCATTTCAATAAACATAGTTCCCGGTGAAGTAGGTGAAAAATCATTATAAGTATCGGGAAAATAATTCTTAGCATATTCAACTAACTGATCTTTAAAATCAGAAAATTCTCTATTAATATACTTTATATCTCTTTCTTGAGCCATTATTGTTCAAAATTTATTACCAATGTGTCTTGAATATTAGTTTCGTTTATTGCATAAATCATATTTAAAAAAACCGAATTTCTATCAGGATCGGCTCTTAAATCTAATTTTTTGGTTATAACTCTAGGAAAGTAAATACTTAAACCTTCTTGTATTATACTTTTTATTTGCTCTACTTTATCTTCTGTAAGTTGATCGAAAAGAAGATTTCTTAAGCCGCTTCCAAATGTTGGATTGAGAAATCTTTCTCCAGTACCTGTTAAAAAAAAGTTAATTAAATTAGTCCTGATAGCATCTTTAGTTTCGAAAGTAGTATTGAATACTCCAGGGCCCGAAAAGGGAAGAGAAACTCCTACTCCTTTCCGAGGCTGTAAGTCAATAGGTTCTATTTTTTTAACTTCAAATGCCATTATACTAAGCCGTATTTAGCTTTATCTTTTTCAACCGAAGCATTGTAAACTTTAGCAGCTTTATTAATAAAATCAAATTTACTAATATCTAAACCTACTTGAGGTGTAGATGATTCAGTCATTCCCATATTATTAGCCATCATAGCTGCAAAATTAGGTTTTTGTACCATATCGGAAGTCCCGTTAAAAACTTGCTTATAATCCGTGTTGGTCATAGAAGCTTTAGTTTGCTCCATCAGTTGATCAATCGAATTATTCTTAGAAGTTAAATTAGTAGGTGTATAAGAAGTTTTACTCTTAATTTTTCTACCTGGTGAGCTTGCTACTTTAACTGCTTCGTTAAGCATATCTTGCAGTTCTTCTTTTACTGCTGCTTTTACTTCTTCTCTTATTATTTTTCTTAATTGATTTAGTTTCATATATATAAATAGTTAGGTTATGGAAGTTGGTTATCTATTCTAAATTTTAATTCTTGGATTAGTACTTCAGTTGATGAGGCAAAGGATAAAGGTCCTTTTAATACTATAACTCCTATATCATCTTTAGCTATTGCAAATCTTCTCGGTGCTATAGAAGGAGAGTTTGGATCTACTACTACTGATAGTTTATAATTCTTACCGTTTACACCTCGGAAAGATACTTCCGAATCACCTGCTGTTCCATCTCTATTTTCTCCTTGAACAGCATTCCTAATTTGTTCTAGTTGATCAGATGAGAGTCCGCCATTTTCAGTACATTTTTGTATTTGAGGTAAAACTATATTTATTCTACCTTTTAAATCGGCTATATCAAAAACTGTATCTCCTAATAAGGCATTACAGGCTTTAATAT